TCATGTCAGGCGCAGCTTGCGCCATGTGCTCCACAAGGCGGCCACAGCGGCAGGTGGCGCTGCGAGCGGTCCGGCACTGTCGCGCTGGCGGAAGTTATGGGCCGCTAGGCGGATGATGCCGTGGCGCAATGCGGCGGGCAGGCTGTCCCAGTCGGGCGCGATCCCGGCAGTGCAGGCGGCCACGATCCGGCCCGCCACCGCTGGCGAAAGCAGGCGCACCCGCGCCGCCCCATCAGCAGCTAGATCGAGCGCATAATCGCCAGCTGCCAACGGCGTGCGGGTGCCTGACGGGCTGAGCGCGAAAGCCCCCGTCACCGCCTGGACCGGACAAGAAACCAGTGTCTGCCAATCATGCGTGGCGGGCAGCGTCTCCTCGCACACACATTCCAGCGGCAATTGCCGGGTAAAGGCCTCGCACATGGCCACGGCGGCCTGCAACAGGGCCAGTAGCGTGGCGTCTTCGCGCGGGCCGCTGATGGCCAGCCAGTTCTTCAATTCGGTGAGCGCGCCCGGCGTAAGCTGGGGCTGAACCAGGATTGCCCGCATGTTCGAGCCTTTCGTTGATGGCCGTGGCCAATCGGGAAGAATTGCGCCCGCACCCCGCACCCCGCGCACCGGTGGGGGAGGGGGTCACCGCTGCGCTGGCAGGGTGCGGGCGCACGTTTGCTATCCCCGGCAGGCACCCGCCGCTCGCCAGCACGATTGCGGCGGACGGGGGTGCCGGTGCAGGCGCTGCCTTGCGGCGGTGCCTGCAAACCGGGGGCGCAAACGGATCAGGCGGCGATCTTCAGCAGCTTGATCGCATCGCTGTCGAGCACCTGGCCACCCACGCGCTTGGTGGCGTAGAAGTGGACGAAGGGCTTGTTGGTGAACGGATCGCGCAGCACCTGGGTGGCCGACCGCTCGGTGACGAGATAACCCGCGCGGAAGTTGCCGAAGGCGATCGGGAAGGCGTTCGCGGCGATGTCCGGCATGTCCTCGGCTTCAACCACCGGATAGCCCAGCAGGCGATCAGGCTGACCTTCGACCATGCCCGGCTGCCACAGGAAGGCGCCATCGGTGGTCTTCAGCTTGCGCACCTCGCCCAGCGTGGCCGAGTTCATCACCCAGGCCGCGCCCTGACGGTGGCTGGCCTTCAGGCTGTGCACCAGGTCGATCAGCCGCGCGTCGGGGTTGGCATCGAAACCCGCAGCATCGCCGGATCCGATGAACTGGAGCGTGCCGAAAGCACGCACCGCATCACCCGCCAGCGACGTGGGCGAGGCCACCAGGCCTAGCGGCTGGTTGGCACCGGTGCCATGAACGAAGGCAGCACCTTCGGCCCGGGCGAACTCCATGGCCACTTCACCTGCCAGCCAGGTCTCGATATCGAACGCGGCATCGTCCAGCATCGCCTGGCTGGCGGCGGGGTTGGCGTAAAGTTCGCCCGACGGGGGCGCGATTTCGGCGAAATGCGGGGCCGTCGTTTCCGGGCGACCGGCCACTTCGCTGACCCAGCCCGACGCCGTCCCACCGGTGCTGACCAGCTTGCGGTAGCCCGCGCTGCCAACCTGCACCACCTGGGCCAGGCTGCGGATCGGCGAGATGTCCTTCAAGCGGCTGGTAATCAGCGCGTCGATCTGGCGCGGCACGGCATAGCCGCCGTCGGCAGGCACCGCGCCGGACAGCGACTTGAACTCGGCCTCGGCCCCGCGGCGCAGGTAACCATCGACGAAGCTCTTCATTTCCACCGTGGAACCGGTCGTGTTGCCATCAATGGCCGGTCGCGCGGCGGCGCGGCCCACTTTGTCGAGACGGGCTTTCACCTCGTCCACATCGGATCGCAGCACGGCGATATCGGCCTCGGTCTTGTCCTGCCGTTCGACCAGGTCGAAGCTGGCGGCCATGGGGTCGGTCTGGGTTGCATTATCCATCTGGGCATTCACCTTTTTCTTGGGGGGTTTGGGAGGCACAAAAAAGCCGCCCTATTGGCGGCCGGTCGGAGGAATGGGCGGTGCGGCGGTCAGGCGACCAGATGCACGCGGGCACCGGGTTGCAGCGGGTGGGTGACCAGGCTGATCTCGATCAGTTCGATGTCATGCAGCACGCGCCCTTGCGGTCCATGCCGATAACCACGCGCGCGATAGCCGAACGACAGGCCGTTCACCTGTTTCGCCAGCAGCACGCTGACTGCGCGGCTGTCCGGGTTGTCGATCCCTGCGACCACACGCAGACCCCGCTCGTCTTCCTCGGCCAGCTGGACCCAGCCGATGCGCTGTTCGGGGCGATGCTGCCACAGCAACGGGATGGACCCGCGGCGGTCGGTCAGGGTGCGGGCGAAAGCGCCGCGCACGATCACGTCGCGCGCGCCGTCGGGCACGCCGAACAGCGCCGCATAGCCCGCCAGACGCAAGTGCCGGGCACTCACCGCAACAGGTCCGCCACGCCAAGGCGCACGGCTAGGCCAATCAGCAACAGGGCGAGGGCCGCGCGCACCAGCCAGTCCACCACCGCCTTGGTGGCGCTGGCCTTGGCGGCGCGCCAGGCGCCCAGCAGGTCGCGCAGCGCGTCAAGATCACCCTGGGCCTGATCGTCCTCCAGGCCCAGCCGGTTGAGCACGCGGTTGGCGCCCAGCTGGCTGGCTTCCTCGACGATGGCGCGCAAGGTGATGAGGTCGGTCCCTTGGGTGCTGGCCTGGGCCATCAGCTTGGCAAGCATGTCTTCGTTGGTCATGGCTGTCCTTTCGTTGGCGCCTGAGTTTGCCGGGAGAGCGGCGGGGCGGGCGGCAGGGCGAGCAGCGCGCGCTTTTCGTCAGGGGTGAGGAAGTCGGCTGCGGTCACCTGGCCCCACAGCTTCTCGCGGTCGTCGGCCAGGGCCGGAATGCGATCCAGGTCGAAGGCCAGCGTGGTATCGGGGAACCAGGCCGCCAGCCCTTCGGCGACGGCGGCGAGAATCTTGGCCCCCATCGGCAGCAGGGTCAGCCGCCACAAGGCGCGGTTGGCTTCACGGTAATTGGCATAGGTGGCATCGCCCGGCAGGCCGAGCAGCATGGGCGGCACCCCGAAAGCCAGGGCAATGTCGCGCGCGGCGGCCGCTTTCAGTTCGGCAAAGTCCATGTCCGCCGGGGAAAGCGACAGGCTCTGCCATTTCAATCCGCCTTCCAGCAGCATCGGGCGTCCGGCATTGGCCCCGCCGGCATAGGCCTGGGCCAGCTCGCCCTTGAGGCGGTCGAACTGCTCGCCAGTCAGGCCACCGGCATCGGCCGGACCATCATAGACCAGCGCGCCGGACGGGCGGGCGGCGTTTTCCAGCAAGGCCCGGTTCCACGCGGCGGCGGCGTTGTGGATCGCCACGGCGGGGGCGGCGGCAGTCAGGCAGCCAGCACCGAAGTGATCGTCGATCGGGTGGAAACCCTTGACGTGGATCACCTGGGGCCAGCCGTCCTCGTCCTCCAGCCGCAAGGTGGTGACCTTCTCACCCACGGTATATCGCCAGGCGACCGGCCAGCCGTTCGGCCCCGGTTCCACCGTGATCCGGTCAGGCCGCAGTGCGAACAGTTCCACCGGCACGCCTGCCCCGTCGCGGATCACATGGATATAGGCATTGCCGTGCAGCAGCAGCTGGGCGGTCAGCGTTTCCAGCAGCGATTGCCCGGCGCTGGTGGCGCGCACCAGTCGTTCCACTTGCGGCGTCATCGGGGCGAGCGGAGCATTGCCGAGGCTTTCCGACACGATCCGCACGGCGCGCTGCGCCACCGGGTTATCCAGAAAGGCGCGAGCCACGTCGCGGGTATAATCGAACGGCTGGCGCGCGCCCGCCGGATCGTTGGCGAAGTACCACGGCGAGGTGAAATTGCGGGCCAGCGGCACATGGTTGGCGCCGCCACCCTTGAAGGCAGCGCGCAGCGTGTCGAGAAAGGACATGGATTCTCCTTTGCGTGGGAGCTTGTGGCAGGATTGCGGGACGGGCAGGCGGTCAGATGCGGCGCACCTGGGGCACGCCGGGTTGCGGCCGCAGCAGCAGTTCGTTCAAGGCCCAGACCAGCGCATCGGCCCGGTCGGGGCTGCGGCCCGGGCCGTGATAGGCACCGCCGACCAGCAGGCCGCACAGCTGGTCCTCCAGTTGGGGGAACATGCCGACGTGGCACACCTTGCCCGCTTCGTAGAGCGCCGCCACCGGCTCTGCCCGCGCCACCTTGCCGCGTGTGGCATGGACCAGCTTTACCGGCATCTGGCAGTCGGCGGCGTGCAGCACGCTTTTGACCATGTCACCGCCCTGGTTGGCTTCGGCCACCACCCGGTCAGCCTGCCAGTGCAGCGCGGCGGCGGCCACGGCCCGGGCCCAACCTTCGGGGCTGGTGCCAGAAACCGTGCAATCGGCCAGCACCTGGCCCAGTCCATCCGCACCCAGCGCGCAGACCACGATGCCGCATTCGTCACCGTGGGCCGAGGCTGGCGGGTCCACCCCCACCACCGTGCGCACAGCCTCAGCCAGCGGCACAGCAACCCGGCCGCGTTCCAGCAGGGAGCGGGTCCACAGCGCGCCCTCGGCATCACGCAGCAGTTCGCCTTCCAGTTCCTGGCGCCCGAAGGTGGACTGGCCAAACTGGTCGCGCATGGCCGCGATGAAGGCGGCCGGCAGATTGGCCTGATTGTCCCAGGTGGCACCCCCGGTCAGCACCACCTGGCCATCGCGCGCGGCTTCTTCGTGCAGGCGCAGCACCAGCGGCACGGCGCGCGGCGTGGTGGTGGCCAGCACGCGGGGCAGTTGGCCCAACCGCAGGCCCAGCAGCAGGTTGTCCCACGCCAGCGTGGCGCGCGCCGCTGCATTGTCCCACTTGGCGATTTCGTCGCACCAGGCATGGCTGTGTTGCGGCCCGCGCAGCGATTCCGGTTCGCCAGCGGAGTAAAGCGTGGCCTGCGCCCCGCCGGGCCAAATGAGTCGGCGCAGCGAGGCTTCATAGCGCGGGCGGCAGTCGGGCGCGGCGCAAGCCAGAATGCCGCTTTCTCCTTCCACCATTACCGCGCGGGCCTCGCCCAGGGTCGATCCGACCAGCGCGATGCGCGCATGCGGCGTGATGCGGGCCACTTCGCTCACCCATTCCGCGCCGCTGCGCGTCTTGCCAAAGCCACGCCCGGCGCAGATCAGCCACAGCCGCCAGTCGCCCGGCGGCGGCAATTGCTCGGGCCGCGCCCACAGCGGCCACAAGCGGCGCAGGGTCAGCTTGGTCTGATCGGTGAGTGTGGCAAATGGATCTGCTGAAAACTGCTGCGGCTTCGCCGTGTCATTCATCGACGGAACCGGATGCGTCGCGCCCTTTGAGGAAACGGGCGATCTCCAGTTCGCGCGCCCGGATGGTTTCCAGCCGCTGGTTGATCGCGGCCAGCACGGCGGCTTCATCCTGCTGGCCGTTCTGGGCGCGTTCGCGGGCCACGGTTTCGCGATGGAGCATCAGCAGCCGCAGGGCATTGGCAATATCGAACTTGCGATCGTCCTTGCCCGCCTCGGTGCCCATGCGCAGACGATAGAGCGTCTCCAGCTCCAGGTGTTCGTAGCCTTCCAGCAGGGCGGCATACCATTCGCGGCGGAAGTCCGCTTCCTCGCGGCGCACGCGATAGGCCCGGCTGGGGTTGACGCCAGCTTCACGGGCAGCGGCGCTGACATTGGAGGTTTCGGCCAGGACGGCCAGGAACAGGGTGCGCCAGTGACGGTTGAGATCGGGCTTTTCGCCGACCTTCTGCTCTGGCCGGATACGCGCATTCTTGGACATGAGCGGGGGATTCCTGCGTGCTTTGCGGGCATGAAAAAAGGCGACCCCGCTGCAGGGCCGCCCGTTCGAATCACACTATCGCGATGTTCCGTTTCTCTAGGCGATTATGTACTTTACAAACCCAAAGGTGGCCGCTATCCAGAATGGGTAACGGAGCAATATCACC